GTCTGACCCACCGGCTGTCCAATACTCCGAGCCACACTTCACCTTCCGTGAGCTAGGCAAAGCGAAGCCGTCTCACGCTCCCGGGTGCAAAACCCCCTTTGGCTATTGCTGGAAAGGGACAGGTGACATCCACATCGACCCCCGCCAGCCGGAACATGAAATGATTGATACGGTCGTTCATGAGTTATTGCACGACTCTGCCGTTTTTTTGGATGAACAAGCCGTGGAATCAATTAGCACCCGCATCGCTTCGGGTATGTGGAAACTTGGTTATAGAAGGACTGTTATTAAATGACCATTGAAATGTTCACAACGGTCTGCGTCCCCGGCATCGCCTCCCTCGCTTATTTGTCTGCCGCAATCGCCAATCTTTTCATCACTCGCAATTACCCGATGGCGGTCATGTGGGGATGTTACAGCGTGGCGAATCTAGCATTGTTAACTTCCGTCCTTCGTAAATGAGTGCCTTACCTACACCACCTTCCCCCGAGGATCTCCCGGTCAGCCTGCGTGATGTAGGTATGGGCATCCTAATCGGCGCCGCTTCGTGGCTGGTGCGCTATCTGTGCTCAACCGAGAAGCACTCCTTGGGGTATATAGCCCGGAGGACGGCCACGGCTGGGCTGACCTCCCTGCTGGTGGGGATGGCAACCAAGGGGTATTTCAATTCGGAAGCCGTAAGCTTTGCGGCAGCTGGGTGTGCCGGGTATGCTTCCCCGGAGCTAGTGGACTATGGCCTTGGATGGCTCCGAAAGCATACTGCCAAGGGGAAGATACCCCCCAAGGGGTAAAACGGCCTCCACGGGCTTGCCAAGGGGGTCTATTGGGGTAGCCCGGGAGGTGATAGACCCATAGCCGGGGATTCCTAGGTTTGCCGGGTATGCGACCGCACCCCTTTAGGGGGTGAAGGGAAGCATTACAATCCCCTTGGGGATTATGGTGTGGCTCCCACGGATCTACCCCCGGGAAGGGGGTGGTGAAGAAAGTTGAAAATAGTCCTTCCAACCGAAAGGGGTTCACTATCTATTGTCTTTGCACCCACAAACCACCAAACAAATGAACAGCTACTTCCACCAAATCACCGAAGCCAACATCTCCGAGTTTATGAAAACGGGCAAGATCCCGTACGTCACCAAGATGTCCGGCTGGCCGCTCGACCTCGCGACTCTCGTCCTTGAAGGCAAGCTCACCCAGCGGCAGGCCGCTCGCAAGTTAAACAGCGGAGAGGTTGAAATCAGCTGGTCTTGTTACCGCCGAGAACAAGGGGACATCGAAAGTAATTTCCACAGTCGCACGGATTTCGTTCACGACGAACGCACCGACAAGAAGGACGGTCGTTGCAAGGGTAGCTTCTCCGAAAAGAATATGGGTCGTTTCCGGGGAATGATTTAACTTTTATCCACCCACAAACAAAAACACAAATGACCTCCATCGAAAAGCTCAACAGTCACCCGGCCGTTCAAGACATTGAAGTCGAATCGGATTTCGGCCGAAAGATCTACTGGATCAACCTAAAGCCCGGCTTCGCTACCGAAAACGGGAACGGCCAGACTTGCGGAAGTGAATACACTCTCGCCGGAGTCAAGCAGTTTCTCGCCACCGTCGCTCCGGCTCGCGCCTAATCTTCCACCCACCACAAACCAAATACACAAATGAATCCTCCCGCCAAGATCCTCACTCCCATCCCGGACACTTGTCCTTCGCTTCTGGTAAGCATGAACAAGGAATACGGGCTCACAGTCCCTCGCGCACTTCCCCGCCCTTGGAGCATTATGGACACCACGGAGAAGGGGACTTCAATGTGGTATGTCCACAATGTCCTTTCCTATTTCGACAAAAACCAAATCGCCCGGCATATTATCGGTTGCGAGATCCTCGAAAATCAAAGCCGTGGTATCACCCCGTTGATTACCGAAGCCCGGGCTAATCGAATTTGGGAGTGGGTATTCAACCGGAATGTTTGGACAGTCATTCCAGATTACGCCGACCTCGAAATCGAATCCAAGTAAATCTCAAACCAAACACAAATGACCTACGACCTATTCGCAGACGCAATTCTTCTCCCAGCGTGTATCGGCGCCGCTATTGCTCTTTATCTTTGGATTAAATAATTTCACCCCCCACCAAACAAAACCATGCTCGACAGTAAATCCTACGAAATCGAAACCACGACCCGACCGAACATCTCGTTCCTTGTTGGAGACATCCCGGCAGCGGGTGCTTTGCTCAACAAGTTTCACAAGATGCTTGGTTGCCCGGCAGTCAAAATCACTTTCAGCGGGGACGATAACTTCGTCCTGTTAGTTGAAGCCAAGCAAACCTTAAAGGATGCGCTCACTAAATTTGCCACGGATCTCCCGGAGTCCGTCCACGCACCGAAGCTTCTGGAATCCCTAAAGTGATGAATACTCAAACCCCGTTAGTATTAATGACCCTTACCATCCCCCAGCTTATCGCTCTGTCAAAGATTCAAAGCAACGGATGGACTTTGGACTTCACGAACTTTATGAAACTCCCGGCAGAGCAAGCCGTAGCCATTCATGTTATCGGCGCCGAAACGGGTGCGTCAATGTATCTAGTCATCGAGCCGGACGGCTACACCCATTCGTAATTCGATGATGACCCCATACCTCGCATACAGCATCGCAGTCGGAGTCCAAGCTCCGTTAAGCATTGACCAAGCGGCAGAAGCTGTCCGCGTCTTGGAAGCCCACCCGGAGATGCTGACTAACGGAGAAGCCTGCCGGGGATTAGAACGACTTCGTCACCTAGTTGAAAATCATTCTTCCGATGAATAAGCTTACCCCAACCCAGCGAACCGAGATCCTTAACCTCATCCACGCACTTGCGGACATCGCCCTTGAAGGAAACGAGGACGCCAAAGTGGTTGATGAGATGTGCGAAAGAATCAATAATGTGGTCGATATCCTTTCCTCAAATGAGTGAAGATCTAGAGCAGCCCGGAATCCGGCTCGAACCCCGGAAGGTTTTTGACAAAGCTCTGCTGGGCTACACCAACGAAGGCTGGTCTGTTTATGACTTTGATAAGCTAGTAATCGCCAGCAAGAAAGCCCACCGAATCAAACTTACCCGGGACGCCGTTGATTGGGTCGATTATAACATTGGCTCATTCGAAGGCAACGGGCTACGAATCTCCAGCACTCGCGAACACCCATGAACATCATCACTAACGAATCCCTGCCCCGTCTTTGGTGGCTTAACCCTTGGAAAACGGCTCGATACCTGCATCAAGCAGTCGGCGCCGTAAAGCAATACTCCGACCGGATGGATTTGCTAATCGACATTCAATCCCGAGTCATCGACGACCAGTCCGCAGAGATCCTTCAACTGCGAGAAAGGGTTGCCGAACTGCACGACTCTATCACGGCTGGTGCTTCCGTTTCGGATGCCGTCCCGGTCGAATAACTTTTCACCCACACAAAACAATGCCCAATAACAAAACCCTAGCACCTCCCACGCCACGACAAATCATTGACGGCTTTATCGCTCTCGCGCTTAATCGCACAATGGTGAAGCTCGACCCCCGGCTTTATTGCCCGGAGTCCTTCAAGCAAGACCGAAACAGGATTCGCCGGGACACCGCCGCCTTTAACAAAGTTTGGTCAAACATTAGGTGGAGGAACGAAGGTGACCTTTCTCAAGCCTTGCTTAAAGCATCTCACGGTGACCGACTGTGCTACGAATCCGACCGAGGCGAATGGGAATACACGACCGGGCAATACACGCCCACGGAGATCCGTGGCGCCGCTTCCCGGGTAGCCAAGACCGCCGAACGAATCCTAGGACACCGATGAAAAACATAACTATGAATCATACTCGAATCGCAAAGCTCTTTGACCGGGTAATGAAATTGAACCCCGAGGAACGCACCTTTTTAATTACCCGGCTTTGCGTCCACATGTCCGACCTTTGGGAAATTGCTCAATTCAGCTATTACGACCGGGGGACTGTCCGGGAGATGATTTATTCATCCCTCCCAGACGGCGCCGATTACAGCGAAGTCACCGAAGCTCGTATAGACCAGACGATGTTCGAGCTTAATAAGGTTTGGAACAGCGAAAAGAATTCGCAGAAAGAATGGTGTCGCACCGACCGGGACGCTTACAAAGCTTTCAAGCTGGCGAAGAAAAAGCTGAAAGGCAAAGAGATCCTATGACATTCCTCGCTCACCAATGTATCTTGCGTCAATTTATGGGCGAGGTGTTTGAGGTGAACGAACGAATCTTGTCCGGCGACATCTGCTCTAACAAGACAGCCTTGCCCAGAGTCCGGAAGCTTTGCGAACATTACGCGAAGATGTATTTCAAAGTCGGATGCGCGAACATCCAGCTCGAACCCTACATCGCCGCCGGGGGCTGGGTGGGCATCACCTATTCCTACGACCCACCCGAAGGTGAGCCCATCGTGGCGTCTTGCGTTCCCCGCAGATTCCCGTGAGGATCTACATCAGCATACTTCTGCTTTTGGTTTCGGCGCCGTTTCTCTTGGCACAGTCCGAGGCAAAGATTCTGGCGGCGATAGCCCAAGTGGAATCCGGAAACAACCCCCGGGCAGTCGGGGACTATGGCAAAGCGGTAGGTGCTTATCAAATGCACCCGGCTGCTTGGGCAGACGCTAACGCTTACCGGGTATCGGTAGGACTCCCGGAACTTCCTCGGCGCCGATGGAGGGAGGAAGGGGTGCAGGAAGGGGTCGCAAAAGCGTTCCTTGCCGTCCTAGAGGCGAGATTAAGCCGGGCAGGGTATAAGACCCCCACCCCCGGTTTAATCGCCCTGTGCTGGAACAAGGGGTATGCCGGAGCAAAAGCCCGGGGATTCCGGCTTAATGACTATTCCCGGAGGGTGGAGATCCTAGCCCTAAACTGATATGAAATCAGCTCTTTACACGGAGCAGGGGTCACTATCTATTGTTTATACACCCACCACAAATGAACACCACAAACAACATCCCTCACATCGCCGTCATGAAAAGCATCTCCCGTCAAAAGGCAGAGCTTCACTCCGCTATTCGCCGAGACATCACGAAGCTTCAGAGCGTCCTCGCTAACATCGAAGCCGGGCGTTTTCAGCCGGGAGATCTTCACATGCTTAAATCCGTTGCTACCACTTGCGAAATCAACTTTGAAGATTGCAAGCACCTAGCCAAGTAATTTCCACCAACCCACAAAACACATACACAAATGAACCACGCCGAACTCACCTCCGCACTCGCTAAGATCTCCGATCATATCCACATCAAAGAGGTGGACATCAAAGCTCAGAAGCACCGCCTCGTTTTTGATCTTCAGTACGCTAGGGAACAAAATCTTAACCCGGGTCGACCTAGCGCCGACTTCGCCAAGATCAAGCTCGCCGATTCCTATATCGTCTTATCCAAGTTGGAATACGATTTAGATGTCCTCAAAGAAAAGCGTAAGAACATCAAGAAGTCTCTCGCCCGCCTCACCGCCTAATTTCACCGCCTAACAAATGAAATACCGAATTCACAAGCTCATCCTCACCGGGACATTCAAGGGAATGACCGTATGTATTATCACGGACTTTAAAATGGAGCCGGGCAAGATTTACCCACGCTGGGCATACGGCGCCGCTTTCCGGGTCGTTTCCTGTGAACCCCTTTCGGTTTAACCGATGAAAACCTATTACAACGCCGACCGCACCGCCCGGATCTTCTGGGACACGCATATCCGGCTTTGGACTATGATTTCCATCGACCTAGAAGGCAATCAAGTTGGCAACGCGGACTACACCAACAACCGCCAAAGAGCTTTCACTTGGCTCTCTGCCTCCTAACCCCTATGGAATCCGAACACAAGCTTCGCAACCTTCGAGCCATCCTAGCAGTCACGGAAGAAAACCTAGCAGGGCATAAAGCCAAAGCAGTTGCCTGCGACAACGAATTAAAGGCACTTTATTTGCGAACCAAAGAAGATCCTGCGCACGGGCATCTTTTTTATTCGGCAGTCGGCAGGGTGTATCTCGAAAGGGAGCACCTGCTCGAAATGATTCATATTTATAAAGGTTCGTGCTTGCGTCTTTCCAACGACATTGACTTGCTGCTCAAAGAATGAGCGACTTCATCACCATAGGAATCGACCCCGGAGTTAACGGCGGCATTTGCTGGCGACACAACGGACGGACTACCGCTATGCGGATGCCCCCTACTGATTTCGGCGCCGTTGAGGTGCTGGTAGGGATCTCCAAGCAAGCACCTATCGTGACCCTTTACATCGAACTGCCCCCACTCTTTGCCGGCAGAAACATTCCCGGGTCGGCTATCGGCAAGCTGATGATGAATTACGGAATCTGCTACGGAGCTGCCGTTGCACTAGGATTCAAGATTCATCCGGTTCGCCCCCCAATGTGGCAAAAAGCCCACCCGGTCGGCACGAAAGGCGACTTGACTACAACCCAATGGAAAAACAAGCTCAAGAACAGAGCTTCAGAATTGTTCCCGGATCTCCCGGTCACTCTTGCCACCGCAGACGCACTTCTGATTCTAGACGCAGGACTGCGTAATGCGGTCAATTAATTTCCACCCACACAAAACAATGCCCAAAGAAAACACAACCCCCACGGCTCGCCAAGATTTGGTGAGCTTCCTCAACGCTATCGGTAATGTCCAAGCCGACCGCATCAACCCAGCCTTCAAGTCCAAGTATGCCTCCCTCGCGGAGATCCTTGACACGATTAAGGCAGAAGCCAAAAAGCACAACCTAGCCGTCCATCAGTCGCTCCATTCCTCGGACGGACAGGTGCGAGTCTCTACTGTATTCCTGCACAATGACGGGCTTACCCACGAAGCCGGGTCGCTAGCTTTTAAGTCTGAAGGCTTGGACGCCCAGAAGCTAGGGTCGGCAATTACTTATCTTCGGCGCCAATCTATCCAGACGGCTTGCGGAATCTCTACCGACATTGACGATGACGGAGCCAAAGCAAGTCATCCCCCGGCACGAACCACCCCGGTCGGAGGATTGTGGTATGACTTCATCGGCGCCGACTCACGCCCAAAGGCCATAGCATATCTCAAAGCCAAAGGTTGGCTTATTGAAAGCGACTCCCTCACGGATCTCCCGGCAAGCCATCAATCCGTTATTGCCGAAAACCAAGCCGCCTTCCTCAAGGCCATCCTCAAATGAACCGAGAAGAATCTGACGACAAGACCAAGGAAATTGTTCACCTCCGGCTTCGTCTTAACCACGCAGAAATGCAAGCCGAGCGAAGCGCACATACCACCCAATACTTTGCCATCGAAGCCCGAGACTTTGAAGCCAAGTGGCTTCGCGTCCTAGAGGACACGGAAGCACTCCGGAGCGAACTCCAAGCTACCCGGGAGGATCTAGACCGAGCCAACGAAGTCCTTGCCAAACTGTTTAAGAAGTGATGCCCGATAGACCAGCCAATCCTCCGACCGCGATGGCGCACATGGCTTCCAAGATGCCGCCTTCCTCCCACGCTCTGTTCGTTGTCATTGACGGCAAGGTGGAGAATCCCGAATTCGTAGTTTGGGGTTTAGACGATTACCGGGAGGAACTCTGGAAATGGAAACGCAAAGGGGTAACCACCAAGGGTCGAGCTATTGAATTCTGGGCAAAGCATGGTCGCCACTTTTACCGAACCAACCCTAACGCAGTATGAAGCCAATCCTAAAACCAAAGAAACCAGTCCCGGCAGGGATTGTTAAACTCGGCGCCGCTACGAAAGAGCCGTTTGCCCTGTTCATCTATTTAGACTCAATTCCATACTGCGAAGTCAAAGCCACCCGGCTGAAGGACTTTTCCGAAAAGCTCTTTGATTGGAAACGAGCCAACCTCCCGTCCCTTCGACCCCCTGTGTCCGTGCGTTATTTCATCCGGGTGACGAATAACCTTTCCATTCAAGAAGCCCGGATCTAATAAATCAATATGAGCAAAGAACGCCATCTGACCGACATCGGCAAAAGTCTCGATTCACTCGAATACTTCTGCGAAACCGAAATCATCGGGGACGACTCCCGGCATCTGCTCGATGACATTAAAGCAGCCCAGCGGGAGCATCTCCGCACCCGGTCGGCGCCGTTAAAGGATCTAGACGAACTGAAGTCACTCTACGACCGACTGAAGCGTATTAATTCATCCCTCAAGGTTATGCGCAACACTATCTCAATGTGCGAGCGAGCTATGAATTCCGCTTTAGATTCCTGCGACCACCTAGCCGAAAACATTGAGGACAGCAACCCTTCCAAGGACGACTCGGAGATTTAACTTTCACCCCCCAACCATAAAACAATACAAACACCATGGCTCAATACTACATTCGCACCGAATACATCGCCGTCAAGATCCGGGTCGTCGCCGACTCTGCGGAGGACGCCGAGGAAATCGGTAGCGACTTCACCGACTCCCTCGTCTTTGACGACAAGACGCTTCGCAAGCGAGCGAAGGAAATCAACTGCCCCGATTGCTATTATCTCGGCGCCGATTCCACCGGAGACTCGGAGGTGTCCGTCGCCCCGGATCACCCGTCTAAAAATTAATTTCCACCAAACCCAACAAACCACTATGCCTAACATCATCAAAACTCGCGCCGAATATGACGCAACCATCGCCATCAACTGCTCTGGAATGAAGCACCTGCTAAAGTCCCCGGCTCACTACAAGGCTGCGCTCACCGCCGAGCAGTCCGAGAGCAAAGCACTCCGGATGGGATCTCTAGTCCACCACATCGTCCTTGAGGCGATTCCGGCAACCGAGAAGTATGCCGCTATCCCCGAAGGCATTGACCGCCGGACAAAGGAAGGCAAAGCGGCCTATGAAGCTTTCACGGCTTCCTCCGCAGGCAAGACCATCCTATCCACCGAAGAATGGACGACCTGCGAAAAGGTTGCCGGATCTATGATTCGAGCCCAGAAAGCAATCGGTGTCACCTTCACCGCCACGGAGCTTATGTTCAGCGTGGACTACTGCGGAACCACGCTCAAGTCTGCCATAGACGCGGTGGGCGATGACGGCTATCTCTACGACCTAAAGACGGCAGAAGATGCCAGCCCTAAAGGATTCCTGCAGAGTGCGCGAAACTATCGCTACAACCTGCAAGCATACTTTTATCGCCTAGTATATGAAGTCGCTTTCGGGGTTCGCCCCAAGGGATTCCGGTTTATCGTAGCCGAGAAAGAGCCACCCTATGAATTCGCCATCTACGAACTTGGCCCAGAGCTTATGTCATACGCTCTCTCCGATTTCGAAGCCGGGCTGAAGTCCTACAAGTCCTGCGTGGCTCTAGACGAATACCCGGGATACGGCGCCGACATCAAGGTGATTGACATCTTTGCCAAGACGACCTCTGCTGAACCCATCAAGTTTGCCTAATATGAAAGAAACAGCCGCCGTAGTCTTGGGAGGGTGCATCGGAGCAATCTACACCCTTTCATACCGAGCAATAATTGTTTGGGCAGCTCTAAAATACATTAGATCCTAATTTCACCCACCACCAAAAATACATAACAATGAACCCACCCAACAACGAACTGCCCCCGCTCAAGAACATTGAGAAGTCCGGGAGCTATCTCCTGCGACTCACCCGTCCGAAGGACGACAAGATGCTGCAACGCTTCAAGACAAACGCCAAGGGGTTCGCCTCCTGCCGCCTGTTTTTCGTGGACGGCGACGGCAACTGCATGACCAAAAACTATTCCGTGGAATACGGCAAAGGACTTGCAATGCTTATCGGTAAGCTCACCGGGACTTTCTGCCCGGAGCCACCCACTTCCATCACAGTTGAAAACCTCATCCGCTATGTCGAACCCGCTTTTGGCAAGAAAGCCACTATTGAAGTTGAAGCCACGGAGGACAAAGTCTGGAACGGCAAAATGCAGTATAATTACAAGCTGCTTAAAATCACCCCAATCAATGCCGCAGTTTATGGAAATAAGGCAAGCGACATCCCGGCTTCCTTCTCATCGCAGTCAGACGAAGCACCTCCGTTCTAATACGGCGCCGAGATCCTTCCCCCAATGAACACAGTCATTTTGATTACAGGCTATGCTCGGGCGGGGAAGGACACCCTCGCAGAAGGCATAGCTCTTGCCGCCCACCACCCGGTGGTTCACCTCAATTTTGCGGACACCTTAAAACAAGCCTGCGATGCCTACTTGCAGTCGCTCGACATTGGTGGGGCTGGGGCAAGCCGGACATTCCGGAACGAAGCCTTCAAGGTTAAGCACCGACACTTCCTTGTGGAAGCCGGGACATTCTCCCGTTCTATTGACCGGGATGTTTTCGCTTTAGCGTTCACCCGCCAATGCAACTTGATTCTCCGCAACGCCCAGAATACAAACCTCGGGCTTAACACGACTATCGTCTGCTCTGACTGGCGTTATCTCAACGAATACAGTATCGTTAGCGAGATCCTAGGCAAGAATGGCTGGCGTGTTTTCACAGTCCAGATTGATACCACCGGAAACGGCGCCGCTAACGAGGAGGAAGGCAAATCCATCGGGGAGATTGTTCGCAACATCCCCATCAATTTAAATTACTCGTTCAAGCCGGACGAGAAACAGGCGATTATCAACGAAGGCAAGAGCTTGGCTCGGCAGATTGGACTCTGACCCCGATATGGTCTGTCGCAATTCCGGTGACATTCCTCTTAACTTTGAGGAACGATGCCACATCTTTGGAATCGGTCTTGCCCGTGCTAGATTCCTAATCGCCTGTGCGCACGATGACACCGGAAACGCCCGAGACGGATTTTCCTCCGACCGGGGACAAACCATCCCTTATGACGAAGCCGTATTAATCCGGGAAGCTTTCCGGCTCGGGCTCGGGTTTGACGATACTGTCCGGATGATGGAAATGACCGATGAGACGCTTTCAGCTTACGGCTTACCCTTTCCACGGATCTCTGCTTACGCACCCCCACCCGGGCCACGGCACATCTACAACCTATTTCCACCCGAACCGATACACCCCAAGCGGTGCAATCGCTGACTTACACCTATGACCACAAAGCCCATTAAATTCGTATTCGCCGCAGACTCCCACGGCGATATGGCGTGTGCGGAATCACTCGCGGCACTTTACGCATACTGTAAGGACTTCAAACCAGATGTCCGGATTGCTGGGGGTGACCACTTCGACCTGCGTTCGCTCCGGAAGGGGGCGATGTCGGATAGCGAGGGCGCCGAATCTCTGAAAGAGGATCTAGAGGGAGGCATTGATTTTCTGCGGACTTTTCGCCCGACCTATTATCTCAAAGGCAATCACGAGTATCGGCTTACTGCGATGGCTCGCTCCGACCCGAGAGCACTTGTTCGCGATTACTGTGCGGACACGGAAGCTTCTATCGACCGGGTGGCACGAAAGTCTGGGGTGAAGCAGATTTTCCCATACCACCATAAAAAGGGACTGCTCCGGCTTGGGCCAATTTCCGCACACCACGGCATTGGGACGAACCTAACCAAGATGGGGATGCACTATGCTTCCGAAGGTGGGCTCTTTATGTGCGGACACGGACACACCGGGCATCAAGTCAATCTCCCGAAACATAATGGTGGCGCCGCTTATATGTCTCCCTGCCTAGCCCGGATTGACGATATGGATTATGCCGCAAATTACCTAGGGACGGCTCGCTGGAACAACGGCTTTATTGCCGGGTGGTATCAAGGCAAAGATTGGAAAGCTTGGATTATCCACCGCATCGGCGACCGATGGTTATGGCAGTCGGATCTAACTTTATGGACACCCCCGAAACATTTACGCAGATGAGCGAACCTAACCAAATGAGCAACGACCGCATCCCTCCAAACCCTTATCCCGTAAAACCTCCTCCCAATATGCCAGCACCAAGAAAAGAATCCTTGGAAGCCGAGAACGCCCGCCTCAAGGCCGAGGTCGAGCAGCTGGGTGCTTTCAAGACGCACACAATCATCCCTAACGAGTTGCTGCAAGCCGAGGTCGAGAGGCTTCAGAATAACTGCGACTATCTTGACCAGAAACTGGACGAGGAACTGGACAAGTCCGCTATGCTTTGCGGACAGGTCGAGCGTCTGACCAAGGCTGGGGATTTGCTTGCTGTTCATTACACCGCTTTAAGCAAATGCGTTACCCCAAACAATGCGAAGTCGGGTAGCATAAATAATTGGACATCCGTTATTGACTGGAACGCCGCCAAGGAGC